CCTGTCGTCAGGTCGGTGAGGAAATCGCGAGGCTCAACTTGGGTATCGGTCTCTTTTCCCCACAGAACGACTGCAACGCATTTCTTCGTCACCAGCGGCAGATATTGAAACAGATTCAGTGTTTGCACCTGTTCCGATACGTAGACTTTTCCATCGTTATAAAACCGAAGAGCATCAACCGTAATTTCAGTTGCACTGACTGGCGAGACCAGGCCACCAGTGAAATGCAGTGCATTTGAGATTGCATCTTGCCTCAAATGCTGCAAAGTAACTGCAGAATATGACTGGATGTTATTCAGGTCTGCGCTCTGCAGCTCCTGACGGTCACGAAAGACGACTTGCTTTTCCATAGGTTCTCCTAATTGATGGTCCAAGCACCAGCGCAAAGTACGCCAGCGGTGTTTTGTTCACCGGCTGTGGCCGGGCGATTAATTGATGTATCGAGACAGATCCTGTCGGCCGCACGTGCAACGTCGCGCATTGATTCCAGACAGTCATTTAAGTTTGTTTGCGGTTGTTGAACCAGATGGCCATGTGTAAAGCGCCATACAGCTGTCGGCTGGATGTTTCCAACTATTTTGACGGCCAACTCTGCATGAAAAGGTGGCATCGATAAGCGCCCCTGATTCAAATGCAAACCGACTGTACGGCGGCCGACAGCGACATCTGGCGAGAATAGATATAAGCGCTGAAATAAGCGGTCACGCGCCGTTGATACTTGCATCTGTCCATGCAAGACTTGTCCAGCAAATAGTCCTGACGCATTCCCTGGCATCGCTACCTGATCGTACTGTGTCTCCAATACACTCAGCCCAGGCTGCACCACGCTACGTTGCACCGTTTCGCTACTGTCCTGATAGGTTTCAGTAAGCTGAAGAGAGTAAATACGCTTGCCAGCGTCTGACTGCGCTAAATGATGTGGGAAATGGTTGCAAAACGAATGTCTTCCTCCTTTTCCTTCTGCGCGTATTTCCGTCACGGTAGTGGCCACATGGGTGGCAGTAGTCGTTTTACGCTCTACAACACTCAATTCTGTTTCCTGTCCGTCAACCCAGAGATACGCACGGGGCATTACCCGTAACAACGCATCGCTGATCAATGGAAAGGTTCGCCCAAGAAAAGCCCCAGACAGCATCCCACCCTGACGTTGTCCGACGACACGGTGCCGATACAAGCGCAACTGTGGGTAACGACTCACAAATTCATTACGTTCAGCCACGGTCTGCGCCGGTGCTGCAAACAGTTTTGCAGGTGGCGTGATTGCCCCGATCAATTCAGCACCTGCGTCTTTCGCTGCTAAACGAAAGCCAGCCAATGTGCCTTTCAATTGATGGCGCAATAAGCTGGTTCTGATCAAAGAACGTTGCTCGGCCGTAGTGTTGGCATGCTGCCAGGCGATCGTATGACGGATATGAAACTGGTCGGCTAAATGCGGTAACACCGATGCCGGCACATTCCGCACATCATGTGCAATGACAGTATCAACGTCCAGGTAAGTAATACGCTCAGCCAGTTCTGCCAATGCGGTCACATTTGGATCTGTTGCCAGCGAAGGTTGAATCAGGAGGTTAGCCATCTGCCATCCCCGCAATCACTACGCTGATGGCTGAACAGTCCGCCCACTGATGAGCGCCCAGGGTTTGTAATGACGGAGATAGCAACTCGACTCTGTAAACACCCTGAACACTCTGCAATAATTCAATGATCTGCGAAGGCACGACATCGCGTCCCAAGCGGCGACGTAGCTGCGCTACCCAGTTTTCGAGACGTTCCTGTGCTTGTCGTTGCGCATCGGTAAAGGATGAGCCACTGTAGAGCGTCAAACGTGCTTCAATCTGAAAAACGACTGGAGTAGCCGCAATCACAACGACCTCATCTGTCGCTGGACGGATGTCTTCTCGATTTAATTGCGTCCGCAAAATATCCAACAAGGCGCTGTCAGGCGCTCCGGCATCTGTCATAGCGGATACGCGAACCGCGCCCGGACGATCGGAGCTGATACCGACATCGAGCAACTCTGAATGCGCCGATAAAGCATGGTAGCGATATGCGGCCAACGTTCCGCAAGCAGGACGCTCTGCAGCCAGGCGAACTCTGTTTCTGAATCGTTCATCGTCTTCATCGACAGATCCACCATAACTGGTACTGACGTTCTGTACGGTTGCCGCTACACCAAAGCTATCGAGCAAAACAGAAATCTGATTATTAGTCAGACCATTCGCACGAGTGCCAGAACTCAATGCAGATGCCCAGACTTCAACACTCATTGAGCCAGCAAGTGCCGTGGCGTCGGTCATGGTGGCAAATGTAAATGCGGCTCCGGCATCCTGTGCGCGTGTACCAGCCGGAATCACAATCTTGTCGATTAATGGACTCGCAAAACTAAAGCGGAGCAATGTACGGGGCTTACCACCGGCCAAACGACGACAGCCAAGGTATTCACCGAGGTAATCCAGATAAGGTGCGCGGGCAAAAGACACTAGATTTTGCTTGCCTGCATCCTGAATCGCTTCGCGGGTCATGCTTTCACGATAGGCGGTCAAGTTAATCAGTAGCCGCTCTACCTGAGCTGGGTACAAGGTGCGATCTGTTAGCGTCTCGAACTGCGCGATCATTTCTTCAATCACTTGTTGCGGATCGCGGGTCACAAATTCAGGATCAGCCAGTCCGGTTAAAGGTAGCAAACTCATATCGTGACCTCTGTCTGGTTTTTCTGGCCAGCGATTTCCCAGACAATTCGCAAAATGATATGCCCTGGCTCAGATCCTGATCGAGGCGAAATACTGATCAAGTTAATGCGCGGCTCAAACGTTTCTATTGCATCCCATGCTTCACGCACAATATGCGGTATCGCTTGAGAAATAGGGGCATCGATATAGCGCCAGAGATCGCATGCAAACTCCGGCCGAAGTGGATCTGATCCTTTCGGCGTCGTCAGAATGACTTGAATGCATTGGGAAATATCGTCTGCATCTGTAACGACATTACCTGGTCGATTAAGCGCCAGTTGCCAATGGGAAGCAGAGATTTGAGTGAGTGGAGTCATGGCACCATCGTGCCAAGAATGTCGGATAAGCGATATTAAAGCAGTTGAAGAATTGTTTTAGCCCGCAAATACATTGCCTGAACCGGTCGCTGCATGACCGCAGCTTGCTTGATCTCCTTGCCGGCAAATAGGGATGCGATGGGCAAATACGGTAACAGAATGAGACGCCATGACTGGACCGCCATGCACGCCGGGGCCATGTCCGGAAACAGCAGCACCTTTAACAGCGATCGGTGTACCGTTAACGAACACTTTGGGTGCGAGTACGCCAACAATAGTACCTCCGGCCGTGTCTTGGGTAATGCGGGATATGCCTGGCATAATCAGTTCAAATCTATTCGTGCTGCGGTCAAACTCAGATTGCCTGTGGCCTTGATCTCAATATTACCTACGCACTGGATCGTCAGCTGATGCTCGGCGCGGTCATACTCGATGGTGGTTCCATCATCGAAGCGCACATGACGCTTGTCTTTGTTGGTGACTGGTGGCAAATCGGCCTCTGAATATACCGAGCATAAAATGACGCCACTTTCCGCATTCGCATCCATCAAACAAGCTACATGTTCCCCTACGTCGAGCATCCAGTAGCTCTTATCTTTAAACGATTTTTGAACGGCTATCGGTAGAAACATACTTTCCAAACCATCCAAATCATCGAACCGGACACGCGCTTTAACACCGCTCTCGTCAATCGCTGAAACCACACCAAATTTAAAACTTGCCTGTTGCTGCTGAAGTTCATTCATTTCAATACCACTTTCCCATTCTCGACGTTGGCTACCTTCAGCTTGTTTTTATTGCCGGCAGCAATGGCTGTTCTTCTCAATTCCAGTTCTGTCGTGTAACCGCTGCTGCTTTCCTGGCTATGATGTGACTTTGAAATTTGATAACGACCACTCAAATTCCCGAAGCCTTCCAGCTCAACATTCATTCCTGCAACTAATTTTGGATTTCCCCAGAGACTTAACGTCGCGGTCGTCGCCTCATCATTTGCTCTGTTGATTGCTGCTTTGGCTTTACTCTTTGCCTGTTCGGGTGATTCTGCACGAGTATTTAACTTGAGACTGTCTGCAGAAGGCTTGGAAACGACTTTCTTGTCAGATGCCACCTCGTATGTCACGACGGCTTTTTTTTCAGGGTCGTGATAGCTGACCTTAGCGCTTGAGGGCGTTCCTTTTACTTTATCCCGGAATGCATAGCGCGTCAGGTCATTGATGCCGATCACTTGCACACCTGGAGCTGCTCGCAACTCTTCCAGGGAATAAAAAATAAGTTGATCATCGCGCACGTTGAACGCATAGCCGTACTCCTGTGCCAGACGTTTGAGGAATTTCATGTCCTCTTCGTGCATCTGCGTCACCCGCTTGATGGGAATCGCTTCAACGTTTCCGACTACTTTGAGTTTCTGCCGATCTGCCACGGTCTTAACGATACCGGCCAGCGTGGTGTCTTCATACGCCTTTCCCTGATTCGTGCGTAACTCTTTCATTACACTGGCAGCCAAGGCCCGAATCCTCACCGTCGATGGCGGACCTTCAATTTCGATCTCGTCAATTTCAAAGTCACCGCAATCTACCAGTGCCTGGCCTTGGTAACCCATGCGCAAATTGAGCCTGTCTCCCATGACGGGATACCATGCCTGCCACCAACGGCCATCGCTGTCTTCAAGTGAAATCTCCAGACTGTCTGATTCATCCCCATCGAGGTTGTCGGTATAACTGACCGAGAGCTTGAATGGCGTCAGATCCGCCGTTATGTCCCTTTGGTTGTACGTGAGAACAAAGACCGGGACTGCAACTCCTAACGTTTCCATGGCGGTACATCCTGTGGCAATAGCCGATCTTCCTCTTCCAGAATGGGGACACGTACCGGCAATCCTCCCACCAAAACCGGCTGCAGACGCAAGTGTTCATTTGCCTCAGACAACGCACTTATCTTGGTTGAATCACCGTAATACATGTGCGCAATTTGATCCCAACGTTCACCGTCCTTCGTGATGTGTTCGATATATTCCATCATTAACCGCCTTTCGTTGGCGCACGGCTACCGTTTTTTGCAAAGCCGTCACGTGCATCCACCACAGGTTTTTCTGTACTACTTTTCTTTGCTGCAGCGGTGCGTTTTTTCTTCGCTGCTTTTTTTGCTTGTGCTCTTCGTGTTTCCAGGACTCGCGGCTCGACATATTCACGTAATGTTGCCGTCGCCTCCAGCGCGATCAGCGAACCGGTTTTGTCAGTTTGCTTACTTGATGCAGTGGCATCAACCAGAACAAACCACCCCTTGTAATCCCCATTGCCCAGTACAAATTGATGTGCCTCTGCGGATTGCACCATTTGCCGCAATTTGAGTAACTCTTTTTCCGGATCACAAAAGCTGGAGTGAAATACGAGCTGCAGCTGAAATTCATCTAACTTATCGCCGATCCATTGGAGGCGAGGCTTGCGACCGATCAACGCGTGCTCAGCATAGTTCGCGCCAAACTGCAGATCCATTCCATCAAAGTAGGTAATCAATTCAAACTCGGTCTCACCAAGCACTGCGTACATCAGATACTCCTGCGTTGTTGTTGGTTTAACACCCGCTTTATCAAACGCTCCAGTTCTTCCATCGACAAATGGAGCGCATCGGTGACCGCGCCAGCGACATCGCCACCGCCGCCCTGAATAGTAATTTGTGGGCTGAATTGAATGTGAATACCCGATGAGCTGTCGCCACCCTTAGCTCCAGCACCACGCGCTGCGCCAGATCCACTTACCGCGCTATTCGCAGCACCTTGCGCCATATTTTTTGCTGCGCCACTGGCCAGCTTTGCTGATCGACCGATACCGATGGCAGCACCTTCGGCAATGTTGTCGCCAAACCCCATGAACACACGTGATGGCGACTTAATGCCCAGCGTATTGGCAAACCAGTTCTTTATGTCGGAGCCGAAACCAATAATGGCGCTTTTGGCAGCAGAAAGTTTATTGGTGATACCGCCAACCAAGCCTTGGATAAGCATTTTGCCAAAGCTACTGAAAGTAGTCGGTAACTGAATACCAAAGTAACGCAGGACAGCTGAAAACCCACGATAGAACAAGCCCACTGGAGACCAGTTCAGGATTAAGCGGCCGATACCAAGTATTCCGCCAGAGAAGGCAGTACGAATTTCATTCCACACTGAACTAAAGAATGCCCTTGATTTCGCCCATCGAAAGAGCACGCCCATTGGAGACCAGTTGAAAATCAGACGACCAACGCCACGAATGCCACCAGAAAAAGCGCTACTGATCTCACTCCAAACGTTACCAAAGAAGGTCTTTATTTTTTCCCAGTGCTGGACAATCAAACGAGCGCCGCCAACAACCGGAAAAATATAGTTCAAGATCGAGTAACGCTTGAATATGCCATCGACACTGGACCATAGATTGGTGAAAAATTGTTTGATCGGTGCCCAGTATTTCCAGATGAGGTATGCACCGACAGCAATCCCCATGATGATCGCACCGATCGGGTTCATCATCATGGCCCGTCCCAACCAAAGTACCGCCTGCCCAGCAAGACGAATGCCACTCAATAGTCCGCCACCCAATAGCCTTCCAAGCGTCATGG